CTAACACCACCAACAGTCACGGTGCTTGGTATACCTGACCCCCCTACCGAGCCTGTTGTAACAGCAGAAATTATAATCATCCGGTCAGTATCTGGAGTACCAAGCTGTGTTGTGGTGAAGGTGTAAGAGGTTGCAGTTGAGTTATTTTGTTTGTTGTCGGTGTACTCAAAGTAATATCCGCCACCACCACCACCACCATTATTACCCATCATCAGCTTACTCATACCAAACATCAGGCGTGGTCTCCAACGTGGTTGCCGTACAAGACTCCTGCATCATTCTTCCATATCACCACCATTGTTCTGCCTGTCGTCGCTAGGGTAGGGGCAGAACCCCCTATCCAATCCATCGTGGGCCAAGTGATTGTATATCCTCCCGCTCCATCAGCGATTTGTAAACTAATGGTGTCTCCTTGCCCCATTGACTCCGTAAAAGTAGTGTTCCCAGTTAGGTTAATCCGCTGCATTGCCCCGCCATCAGTGCTGAGAACTGTCCCAGCGTAATTCTGAACTCCATCTCTAGGGCGTTCAAATTCGTTGATGTCAGTAAACGTCTGAGCAACATCCAGCTTAGCTGTATCAACATCGTAACCTTGAACCGTTACGCCAATATCGGCATCCACTACTATTGTTGAGTCGTAAGCCTGAACATCTGTGCCAATAACTAGCCCTAGAGTAGTCCTAGCGTTAACAGCAGCAGCGTCATCCACAAGGCTTGCACCGAAAGTGCTGATGGTTGTACTGGCTGGCAGCGATAAGGTCTTGATGTTAGCATCAACTTCGCTTTCCATCAGTGCACCAGCAGCAGCTACGTTCGTTGAGTCAGTAACGTCTGCAAGAGATTCTATTGCGTCCAACTTGGTTTCATCGGCAATCAGAAATGATGCTGTAGTTGCTGCAAGCACTGCTGTATAGCCTTGAACTGTTACGCCAATGTCGGCGTCTTTTACGATAGTTGCATCGTATGCTTGTACGTCTGTACCGATAGTTAACCCAAGAGTAGTCCTTGCATTAACAGCAGCCGCATCATCTATTAGGCTTGCACCGAAGGTACTTATCGTTGTACTAGCTGGAAGCACTAATGTTTTGATGTCAGCATCAACTTCACTGTCCATCAACGCACCGGCAGCAGCGACGTTCGCTGTATCAGTAACGTCAGCAAGAGCCTCAATGCCATCTAGTTTAGTTTCATCTGCTGTTAAGAAAGATGCTGTAGTTGCCGCAAGAACTGCTGTATACCCCTGTACTGTTACACCTATATCAGCGTCTTTAAGAATAGTGGCATCAGCGGGTTCGTACACGCCTGTGTGTAGGTGGTCTCCTATGGCAAGAGTGCCTGCTGTAGTCCCCACATCTCCATTATTGTTGAGCAATTCATAGGTTACATCAGCATCGAGGACAGTGGTTGCATCGTATGGCTGAACGGTCACGCCGATGTCAGTCGTGGAAAGAAAGGCATCCATTTCTTCCGCACTTAATATAAGTGCAATAGTTAATGTTTTGCCCGTCCAATTAACAGGCGCATTTGAATTACTCGACACAATAACGGTGTTACGGCTTAAATTGTCTGGGCTTCCAGCAGTTATAACACCCTCAGAAACCTCGAAATTAACCCCGTCAGTAACCGAATATCTAACAGTGTCGCCAGTTGTAATACCATCCCCAGCAAGAAAAGACCGAAATCCAATGGCAGCACCATCAAGTGAATACGACAATATGCCTGTAGTGACGCTGGTTTCTTTTACAAAATCCGCTCTACTCATTGCAAAAACCTTTAGTAAGTAATATTACCCAATGTGCCAATCTCACCAGCAATAACTGTAATGTCAGCCGATGGAGCAGAAAGCGTAAATGTTTGAACCTCAACACCCGTATCAATATCAACAGAATTGAATATCGCTGCCCGGTATGCGTCCTGATCTACGTCAGAACCAACAATAGTGTTTTCTCTGAAAAATTGATTTAAATTGGCTGTGACAGCCGTTCTCATTCCAGCAGTGTTGGGCGTAAGATCAGAGAAGACAAAATCAGTCGGAACTGCTGTTGGTGCAGCAACGTTCAAATCAGTGGTTTGAGTGTTAGCCGGGAGAATCTCCAACAACTTAGCTGCCACCACGTTCACTTCTGAACCAGTAGGAATCAGGTTGTCATCATTGTCTCTTGTGAAGTAAACATTCACTACGCCAAGTGCAACCTGTGAATCTGCCAAAATAGTTCCAGTGGCCGGAGTCGTTGGCGTTCCCGCAACTATGTAGTGGAACACGCTCGCACTCTCAACGATCACAACGAAAGTTCCGTTATAAGCCGTTTCTACTGCTCCTGAAATAGTCACGTCCATACCAGAATCAAGGCCATGTGCGGTAGCTGTTACCGTTGCAACGTTTCCTGTCCGAACAATTGATGTGACGCTGGTTGTTGCCAGTATCGTTCCAGCCGACTCAACAAAGACGCGAGTCACGCCAGCAATTTCTTTAGCTTTATCAACAATGGCTGCTTCATTAAAATGTGAAACTGGGTTTTGTATTCGGTCAATCATTCGCGTTCTAAGTGATGTTTCTGTCTCAGCGTCAGTGCCGCCACCAATGGCACCGAAATCAACTGCCAACGTATCTGATATTCCAGCAAGAGGGCTTTGCAATGTCAATGTCGCGCCTGAGTTTAGGTTCTGACTCTCGCCAAAAGCATCGGATTTCACCGGGATAGTTACCGAAACATAACCAGCCAGAATGGTTCCTGTTGCTGGGGATGTGGGCGAACCGTCAACGGTATAAGTGAAAGTGTTTGCTGCTGTCACAGTGATCTGGGTGTTGGTGACGTTATAGCCAGTTTCTACAGCCCCAGAAATGGTGACTTCAACGTTATTTCCTAAACCGTGGTCACTGGTAGTCGTAGCTGTAACAGTGGTTCCTGATCTAACAAGGCCCGCAATGGAAATTGAGTTGGTTGATAATGTACCGGCAGCGGTTGACGTATATGTTCCCGTTGATAAAACGCAAACAGTCCCAGACGGGATGGAGTAAGTAGCTGTACCTGTGGCCACAAGGTTTCCCGTGGATTGAGTCGCAGGCAATAGAGATTTCCCGTAAATAGCAGCCCATCTAATGAGCCACTCCCCGAAAGAAGTATCAGGAACCAATGCTTTCATGGCCTGTTTAAGCTGTAGATAGAAATCAAAAACTCTGTTGCCATTCGCAGTAATAATGGCGAGAAGCCAATGGTTTTTTAGGAACGGATCAGATTGTTGCAGCTCTCTTTGAACATCAACCTTCGATCTCAATACGACTTCTGCTGCTGTCTTTGGAAGATTTAACGCCATCTTAATTATTTCCTGTATTTTCCCACAAGGCCAAAGTTATATTTTCAACTGAGTCATCACTATAGCGAATGGTGACGGTGAGAAAAACTCTCCCGCCTTGAACTACCACTACGGCATCTTCAACCAAAACAGCCAAGCCATCGTCAACCAGCCATTGAAGGGCCGATTCAGCCTCAGTTTCCAGCCTGTTTATATTCGATCTAGTGAGCCTCGATTGACTCAACAACCAAATCTTAGAACCGTTTTCATATTTGTCATTGCCAATCCAACCCCTTCTGCGTTTGGGGTCAGTCATTTCATCTGGCAATGCCCGCCGTTCACTTAACAAAGACCGCAAGATGGAAGTATTAAATGATGCAGTAGCATTGATTTGACCATTAGCATCAATATCGAAATCCCAATATCCCTTGTCTTTGTTTATTGCCGCGTCATTTCTCATACTGGATTGCCTGTGCTGCCCGACCCGGTTGTTACGCCGCTATGCTTATGCGTGTCACTTATATTAACACCATTGGAAGTCACGGCATCACTTAATGAAGTGGCCCCAGTCACTGATAAATTACCTGCGATAGTTACATTGCCGGAAAAGCTGGCTTCTGGGGCTGTTACGTCAACAGAAACTGCTGATTTAATGGCAACCGTTCCATCATTTTTTAGATAAATTAGTGTAGTTGGTAACAACGGGTGATAAAACATAACTTCGCCGGGCAACAGTTCTGGTCTTTGTGCCGGGTCACAAGCTAAAACAACTCTGTTCTCTGAATGATCTCCAACCGAAAACATCAAAGCCAATGCGCCGATAGCAGCATTTGAGTGCATACCATACGGATAGTGGGCAAACGAATTAGCAGTTTTGCCTAAATATTGAACCTGTTGCTCTGGAAACTGTGTGTCAGCTTTTAATTCACCAGATACCAGCGACCATTTTAAGTTTTTAAACGCCACCAAGATTCTCCAGCAATGAGGCAAGGCTAATTATTGGCTTACTTTTTGCCGATGGCCCAATGGGGCTTAGGAAATTAGTCGATACTGACCCGCCAGCAAAGTCTTTAAGTGATAATGTATAAGAATTAGGGCCAACAAAGCCCAGCCCAGTAACACGACCGTCCTCATTGTTTAATGAGTACTTAACCGAGTTGCAGAGCATGGGTTCATTTTTACCAATGAAATCATCGTTTATCTGATATAGTTTATTAACGCCCCACAATTTCCCAGTGTCTCCTGCTTCCCTGTATTTGTTGACCACTGCGCTATAAACAAGCCCTCTGGCCTTTCTAACATCAGCTTCCCATCTTGCGCGGCTCTCGCATTCCGCATCAGAAAAAGGCGCATCAGTAACGATAACCATTTGCTTCCCTTTATTGATACCGGGGTCAGAAACCCCGCCGCCTTGGTTCACCAGCGTAGCGAGATCAGACCCACCAGTGACATTCAAGACGACAGGATTAAGCTGTGATGCCATAAAATAGGCATTAAATCGACCGGTAGTATCATATCTAAAGTTGCTGGAAATAACGTTATTGTCAAAAGCGTTCAATATATGCTGAACCCTTCCTGCTGCTTGAATGCCTGAATTTGCAGCGATAACAATCCCACCATCAGGGCTGGGGTGAAGCATGACTTGACGTTTCTTTGTGAACTTCTCGATAAATCTAAAAGCATTATCACCGGGTTCTGGTGCTGCCAATTCTTCAGCAATACTAAAGGGGCGCGGCCTTACATCATCACGAACTTTAATATCTAACCCTAAATGGGCAATGACAGCTTCAATCAAAGCCCTCAAAGTCAAACCTTCGCCTACAATGTCGCCCAGAAGCCCTATAGTGCTGTCTAACAGCTTTGCCGCTGTGCTTCTACCTTGCACCGTAACCTCATGGTCGCCGCCGTCATAGCTAACTTCTACAACTTCAATCTCGCCGGTCAATACAACTTCACCATCAACGATAACTTTGCAAGACTCCCCACCCTTAAATGGAAAAACGACACCATTTGGATTTATGGCGGTAAAGGAGAAAGAATTGGCTAACGCATCCAGCCGGGTTTCACACTCAGCAGAAATAAAGTTGTCATATTGAACCCCGTTTACTTCCAATTTCATTGCGTGAGAATCTCCACTTCACCACTGACGAAAGAAACGTTCTCAAATAAGTTGAGATCATTGATTGTCTCACCAAGTTCAGGCGAGCCGTAGTAGTCAAATGCAAGCAATCTGGCAGTCGTGTCTGTAGTCCTCACTGTGATGATCGCACTAGCGCGAAGCCTTGCTTCTTGTAAAGCGTCAGTGACTAGAATCCTTGTTTCGATTAAAGCATCTTTGCTTGGCTGGTCTGCATCACTTTCCATGACTGCAACAAACTGCCGCTCTAACACTTTTGTCACGTTATCAATTTCTGCGGTGGTCGTATATTCAATTTCAATTGCAGACAATTGAGCGTAGCCAAGAGCAGAGGCTCCAACATAGGAATTTAAAACGCTTCGGTTCTTGATTCGTTGGATCAGGCTTGTGGTGGTCGGGATGATGTCAGTATCAGATTCACCAAAGCCAAACAGTCGTTCAAAGGTTCCAAACGTGGCTGAGGCTGAAGAAAACAGACCTCCAACGCTTTCAAATACTCGGTTCAAAGAGTCGGCCAACGCCAATGGGTCTTTAACTAGACTGTTAACATTGTCTGAAGTCCCTGACAACAATGCGTTGAATTCGTTAATCGCTTCAGCAGCCACACCAGTGAAAGCAGCTTCTTTTCGTACCTTGTTGATGATGGCATTTACTTTATCAATCGCGTCAACTGCATTCTTGATGCTCTTGCCGGTCAGCGTGAATCCTTCACCAATATATGATTCAAGGGATGATTGAACAATCTTATTGGCCGAAGTAATCAATGGGCCTGAAGCACTTGAGCTTGTCGGTATTCCGGTGTTTGAATCAATCTCAAATTCTACCGAAACAGTAGCAAACCCAAATTCTCCAAAACTCTCATTGATGCTGTATGAGGTCACGGCTACGTCATGGATAACACCGTAAAGAGGGTGAACCAAAGTGCCGTTAGACGCGTCCTCAAGGGCTGCTAGAAGCTCTTTCCGATAACCGAAGTAATCTTTTGTCTGTGTTGCGCTTAATATGATCTCTAACGCATATTTTCTGGGGATCATCCCCATGTCTTCAACGCTTTGCGTGTCCCTGTTAGGAAATAGCTTTATTGCTTTCCTGCGGCCACCAGATAATGACGCACTCGAAATTCGGATTTGAACCTTTTTATATTTGCCTTCAAAAATCCCATCTTCACCCGCCATTTGCAGCCACCATATTAACTCCCATATTTAGGCCGGATGATTGACCTTTCAGCGATGTGCTGTTGATCGTTGTTCCCGGCGTAGCAGAAACACTAATCTCACCATTTAGAGAAGCCGAGCCATTGTTCACCGGAGTAGATGGTGGAGCAGAGCTAAACAAATCAATGGCGAACCCAGCTATCTTCCCAAGGCTTGTCTGAAACCACAATTCCTTTATTAATGATAGTGCGGCTGAAATCTCATCTGAGAACAACATAATTCCTGCCACAGCCCCAGCAATGAGTGCGCCAATAATTATAACTGGGGCTGAAACAGCAGAGAAAGCAATCGCAAGCAACCCGACGATCACAAGCAGTGGCCCAGCTATAGCTAAGAACAGGCCAGCAAACAAAATTACTTTCTTTGTCCCCTCAGACATTCCTTCCATTGAATTGGAAATTGAGGTGATTTTTTTGGCAATTTTTACGGCAGTTGGCAGCAAAAGTTTGCCAAATGACTCATTTAGTTCTTTAGTGGCTTCTGCTGCAACCCTTTGTTGCCCGGCAAACGTATCGATTGTGGTTAGATAGTTGTCTTGTGCTTTTGCAGTCTGTCTAAACGATTCAGCCAATATCGTCAACGCTTTACCGCGTACAATATCGCCTTCGGCGGCTGCTGTGTTAAGTTTTAACGCTTTCTTAAATGCCGGGTTATTTTGGTTGATTACAATGCCGAGAGATTTAAGTGCCTCTGCCTCACCAGATAACGCGTTCGTTAATGACTGAACAACCTCGGCAGGTTCTTTATTTTGGAATGCGCCCAGATCGAGTGCAAGTTTGCCAACGGTTTGAGATAGAGCAAGGGCTTCTTTATCCATAAACCCAAAGCCAACGACTAGATCGCCAGTTGATCCAAGCATTTCATCAGCACTAGATCGGGCCAAAAAGAAGGTTTTTGCAAACTTGTCCGCAGCTTTGTCAGCTTCTACAGCTACTCCACTGAAAACCGCTTTGAACTTGTCGCTGGTTTCTTCGGCATTAGAAGCAGAGTCCACCATCTTCTTCGCCATCAATGCTATCGGAACAGTGATAGCCGCAGTCATTATTGCGCCGGTCTTTGTGGCATCCCTGCCAATTCTGTATAACTTATCGACTTTTGCCTTGACGGTAGACAACCCGCGAGCCATTTTGTCATTGGCGGTATTAATCTGCCGAGCGGCTGCGGAATATTTATCCTTTAACTCGATGATGAAACTGACTTTATTTGCCATGGCGTGCCTTTTCCATCTCTCTGCGTCTAAGTTTCGCTATTTCATTGGCGCATTCTGACACCTTGAAGAATTCAGCGAGTGGCATCCCTGCCAATTCTGTATAACTGATCCCGCCCTCAAAGAAAGCGGCGACCTTGCAAATTTCCAGCCTGTGCTTATCTACAGTCCATCCATCAGGGATGGTGCTATAAAATTTGCGAGGTATTCCCCCACAAGGTTTTCAAAGTCAGCAACAGCCATTTTCTCCATCAGCGGAACGGTGAGCTTTTGTTCACCGTCAACCAATGCCACACTTTTGAATAAATCCTGAGCGTATAAAAAAACCTGTGCCATGTTTCCTTTTGATCGATACATTAAAGCCATAATCATAGGGCCGGTAATGCCCCCGCTATCGTTGTCTGACTTATCGATGGCTGAATTCCCGCTGGTGTCTGTATCACTTGCCAATTCATTTATTGCAGAAACAAAGGCTTGTTTTATCGGTGCTATTTTATCCAAATCCCGAAAAATGGGTTCTGGTAAAGTGATAAAACTCGCCTTTTCCATTTCGCCTTTATGTGAATACTCAAAAGGCTTTTTAAGCTCTACATTAATTTCGCTCATGCTATGATCTCACTCATTGCGTTTACCTGTTATTGTGCTGGCTTGCTATTGAACTCCACATCGATGTTGCCATCTTGTGAGGCGTTAGTCTCTGGGTCATCAAGGATTGCCGCTTGAGTGAAAATCTTGGTTATGCCTGACCCATTAGGGCCAATCAACTCAATAGTGTTGGTGTTGTCGCCAACTTTCCAAGCGCGTTTGAAGGCTTCATTCTCAGTGGTAGAAGGCATGGAAAACTTAACCATGCCAAACTTAGAGGCCAAGTCTTTAGAGAATATCTGCTCAGTTTGCCCGCCTCCTACTACTGCGTTTCGCACCTTGTAATCGCCAAAGCCATCCTTCCAACTCAAAGAGTCTGCGGTATAGGCCACTTGTTGGTTATTAACCAAGATCGTGAAATCGTTTAATTGGTTAGCCATCGGTCAAACCCCTTAGTTTATGGAGAAAGCGATTTTGCTTGTGATAGCAAGTTCGCGCAGTTGAGTTACGATTGGATCAGTGCTTTGAATGGTTACTTTGCCGAGTGCCTTATCAATCGAAATAATAAGGTTTTCATTAAAGAAGTTTAGAGCATCTTCGCCAGATTCAAGCAAAACATAATCAACGCCGCTCAAATCTTGATACAACCGTTTAGAGTAAGAACGAATGACCAGTTCATTAGCCATGTCCCGGCCTTTGATGATGTCGCCTTCAGTCAAGCGAGACTGTGCAAATCTAGCGCGGTAGTTGTTGTAACGATATTCACGGGCTTGTGAAGCTGTGTCAACATAACTCAAGAAGCCAAACGTCACATCAGGATTACCAGCAGTATCGGTCAGATAAGTAGTGACTATTTCGCCAGCGACAACAGTGTTCCCAGCAGGGTTATTACCCAACAAGGATATACCGTTAGACTTTAAGTCTTCAATTTCTGAATCATCGAACCCGCGACCTACACGAATTGGCAACAAATCAGCAAAAGGCATATTGAAGAAAGGCTTTGATGCCAACGCAGGGCCACCAAATGAATCAAGTGGGCCATTTGTAGTGATGATCAGATCAGCAATACTCACGCCGCTTGAATCCAACCGCAATGATCTAAAGCCAGCAAGTTGTGCCGCTTTAACCATTGGGATTTCAACGATGGACGGGCCTTTATAATTTGTTTCTGATTCTAGTTTGTCACCGATCACAACTAGGCTCTGGCTGTTAGGCGCAGCACCAAGAACTTTCAGGTTTGAAAATGTGTCTGCTTTGGCTGTGAAGCCAACACCGTCAAGCACTTTACCGTCAGCATTAAAGCGAGGGTTAAGGAATGCGGTTAGAACAGATAACGAGTCAGGATAAGGCCAAACGATAGCTTGATAGCGGGCATCGCCAACAACATCAAAGAGAGCAGTCAATGTTGGGTCAGTTGCACCACCGGCCATAGCGGTAACGGAAGTAGACAAACCAGCGATTGAACCTCGAATTTCTAGGCCAAAGCTGTTGCCATAAGTGCCTTTGTTCACTGCTGTAATAGCAACGCTGCCAGAGGTATTGACTGCGGTAGCCGGAAGATCGAGATCAAGTCCCAACGCTGTGACGATTAAGTCACCAACGGCTGTAGCAGTAGTGCCAGAAGCAACAGCAACGCTGAAGCTGTGGTTCAACTCAGAACCGACGATAATTGTAAACGTTCCAGCTTCCGTAGCTGTACCAGTAACAACAAACGCACCAGCCGCCGCCGTACCACCACCAGCATCATCCAAAGCAATAGCGTCAATCTGGATCGATTGATTTCTCACTTTGTTCGCCCTTACTAACTTGGCAAGTTGAGAAGTTCTGCCAAATAAGGCATTTTCAGCCCCACCGTTGGCAATGGATTGAGTCAATGCGCCAGCGACAGCAGTCCCGGAGGCTACTTTCTGACCAACGACCAGAATCTTTTGACCCGTGTTGGTTACAGCTTGTGAAGCATTGACAATGTTTACTGTCACTTTTGGTTGCAAGATGGTGGTCATTTAGACTTCCCCTTTTTTGATTCAGAAGTCGTAATGACCTCAATGCAATTATCGACACAAGCATCTTTCAACCGCTTGCGCCAGAATTGTTCTAATGGTATTCCGGCACTGTCTGTTTGTATAGTAATTATCTGGTCGGGGAAATAACCCCGGACGTTCTTAATCTTTATTTTCATAGTGGCACATCGTCCAAGTCAATTTCAGTTGTAAAGGTTTCGGCCCCGACATCCAAACCAGTAACCAACCCAATATCCCTGAAGGCTACAGACTCATTTGGAATATAAACATCTTCGCCGGTCATTTGAATGCTCATCTGGAACGTGTATCGGTGAACATAAAACGCCGCGTTATAAGCCTCAAACCCATGCTCTAAAAACTGGAGCGGGTTGTTCTGGCCCTCGGCAGTTAATCCGTCGAACTTTTCCATCAAGATAGATTGACAAATAGGTCTGAGTAATTCTTCTGCCCTATCCCTTGAATCACGGCCAGATATTTCGTCAGCAGTAGGCAAGAATAGATATAAACTGACGTTCTGAATAATCCGCTGATTGAAGAATTGGCCACG